ATTGTTACATCGGCCATATTGTTTATTTATGTTTTGGGCTGTGCCGAATCGCTTCGCTCGTTAGTATATCATGACTTCTGAATATAACACAAGGCATAAAAAGGCGGTAAGTTAGCATTGGTACCAGATGAACCAGCTGCAGCTACAGTCAAAGTTACAGGCGTAGCTGCACCAGTATTGCCTAAAGTATTACCCGTAGGGTAAGGATGTGGATCAGCTGGAACAGAGTTAGTACGATTTAAATTACCTACAGAAGCACTATATACAGTTTTTAACACACCGGTGTGTGTATGTGATTCAACACTACCAGTGTGAGTATGATTAACCACAATAGCGTCCTTACTACCGCCGCTACCATTAACTGCATAGGAATTACCTGCACCTATAACGAATTTATTTCTTAGATCTGGTCGACCTGCTTGACCATCACATAGAGCCCATCCAGCAGGTATGGAGGCAACAGTACCGCTCCATATGCCTATGATACCTGCAGGTGTACCGCCCACAATCTGCGTCATTGTTGCGCAGTATGTTGTACCGCTTTCTGAATATGGTACAAGTGAAGCAGCAACAGGTACTGCATTTGCTAATTGATCTATTGTTTGGTCAGCCATGTTTATGCTTTCATTATGTATGCCAGGGCATAGTAGGGTGGAAGGTTTGCATTTGCACCAGAAGAACCTTGTGAGTTAATCGTCACAGCAGGTGCAGCTGAACCAGTTGATCCTGCATTCATGCCAGAATAGATTGGTCCTGCCACACTACCATTCGATACGCTGAATGTTGCAACAGACACGCTTGTGACTTGTCCAGAGTGCACATGAGGCATGGATGCTGTGTGTGTGTGGCTAACGTTGACAGCATCAGCAGCACCACCTGTTTTTGTATTGCTTCCTGTAACAGTAGTTACACTTTGTCCTGCATTGTCTTGCGAGGAACCAATTATGAATTGGTTTCTTAAGTCTGGAGTACCGTTGGTACCATCACAAATATACCAACCGGCCGGAACAGTACTACCTGACCACATGCCTATAAAGCCAACTGGAAATGCAACAGAACTTGCCTGGCTGCTAGTAGCATTATTTGCATCTGTAACACCGGAATTCATGAAAGGAAGAATAGCAGCTGCTGTGGGTTGTCGAGGTGTTAATTGATCTATTGTTACGTCTGCCATATTATACCTTTATTATGAATGCCAGAGCCAGGTAGGGAGGTAGATTGGCATTAGTACCTGCACTGCCTTGTGCATCAATTGTAAGTGCAGGTGCTGCAGCATCAGTGCTACCTGTTGTTGACCCTCCATAATTTGTTACACTCTTACAAGAGGTAGTACAAGACCTATAACTATGATTACCAACTACAACAGACACATTTGCAGAATGTGTGTGTGCAGCTGCTGTACCGGTATGTGTGTGTGCTACTACAATTGAATCTTTACTTCCTCCAGTTGAGTTTAGTGCATATGTGGACCCACTGCCCACTATGAATCTGTCTCTTAAATCTGGCACCACGCCATACCCAGCCACTGTGCTCCCATCACACAAATTCCATCCCGTGGGTATACTGGCTATAGATCCCGACCATATTAATATTAACCCCTGCGGTGCAGCAGCTATTTGACGTATCTGTGTTAATGTCGCCCTATATGTTTCACCGCTTTCATAATATGGCAAAACTGCAGAGCTCGTAGGATTACGAGGCGTTAATTCAGATATAGCTACATCGGCCATATTAGTATTTATGTGATTAAAAGACTAAATAATCATATGTCCAAAAAAGCAAAGAAAAAGAAAGTTAATCAACTTTCCCTTAAAGAATGTGAAGCAGTTATAGAAAAGCTGGGCGGTCAGGTTCAATGTCAATATGTGCAACAAGTACTCAAGAGACAACAAGAGTTAATTGTTAAAAAATCATTTGAAAAATAATATTATTCCTTTATCATAAAGGATATGGCAACAAGTAAAATTATTGGATATTACGGTAACAGTGCAAATAAGAGCTATGCAAAGTATTTGCGTAATGCTTGTGGTATAAAGAAGGCTAGGGCTCAGCGCTCTGATAAAGGTACCAAGCGTAGGAAATACTAATGCTTACTAAACTTTGGCTTATTTGGTCTCGAGCGGTAGATCATCGAGTAGGCTTAACCGATGATTGTAAGCCGGATGTACCCACACTCAGGGTACGAGATGCTAACATTAGTCTCTTGATTCGTACACTAATTGTTTTAGTTAACTTTATTACGTGTGGTTTTATTATAGCAAACGCTATACATCATTGGTAATATAGTAGTATAGATCCATAAATATTCATATGCTTAAGGACTGTCACCTTATATATGAAGCTTATTCAATGCCTGGTGTACCGGTTGCACCTCCCATTAATAAGACATCGCCTCTGGCACAGGCAATTTCTAAGCCAACAGGACCTGTAGCAGGAGCTATCAAAGCAGAAGATGCTGAAAAACCTAAGAAGACAAAATCAATAACTCTTGAGGATGTTGATACAGATCGTAAAGCTATACATGCAGCTTACGATATTGTTGAGGCAATTTATAGAACAGTAGACAACTTAGATCGTGCAACTCAAGTTGTACAAGCTATAGCCTCCGTCCATCGAAATGAACGGAAGCGTTTAGCAAAGAAAACTTAAGACTTAGAAGCTTTACGAGCGTTCTTTTCTTCTTGAACACCCTTACGTGCTTCACGAGCAAACTTAATTACTTCTTGAAGGGCCTTGCGGGCACGAGTACCAGCGGCATTGTTGCCACCAGAAAACTTTTCGTATTCGGCAGTGAAGGTTGCGACATGTTCTTGTAGTGTGAGAGGATTGATGTTTGACATATGTTTATATTATAATACTTGCATAGGAATGCAACTTGAATAAGATTAAATATTATTATGAAGGTGGACAGAAAAAAAGTCACCGCAGATGAAATTTTAGACCTTTACGATAAGGCTAAAAAGAACAAAGGCATGAAAAAAGATGAAATGATGAAAAGAGTTATTTTGCTTTCTAGATATCTTAACGACTACATTCCCTTAGATAAAATCGTTCGGTAATATGCTTACTTGCTCTCGTTTTGATAATTCTTCAACAACCCTTCTTGTATACTCTTGATCTTCATTAAACCTATAAGCATCACATACCGGGCAGAAGATGTCTTCTTTTAATATTACTGATTCACAGCCAACACAAACCTTATAAAACTCTATATCTCTAAGTATTCTCTTGGCTGCAGCTTTGCGTTTTTTTATAGATTCAGAGTCAGCCACAACATAAGTATTTAAGTGACCCCAGATCATAAAGCTATAGCCGAAGCATATAATGCTGGTATTAATAATACCACACGTAATACAGATTCTTATACGTATTCACCTCGCGAATACAGTAGTGTAAGAAGTGAAAATGAAGAGAAGGCAGATGTTTTAAAGAAGCGTATTGCCTCCGAGCTCAACAATATGTCCAAGAGAGCGGCCCGCGGGCTTAAAGAAGATTATGAATATATTATGGTTAATATGAGCACTCTTCACAAGGATATAGCAAGTGTATTTGATAAGGTTTGATTATCTTAATTTTTAAAATATAATGTATTGATGCCTGAACGTATCAGCTTAACTTGGGAGCAGGTTAATAAGGACTGCAAAGAATTAGCTAATTTAATTGGTCCGTGTGATGCTATAGCTGCCATTGGTCGCGGTGGCTTAGTTCCTGGTACTATTATTTCTTACATATATGACATACCAGTTGTTAATTTTACTATCAAATCTTATAGTGAATTTACAGCAGGGGAGTTAGAATTTGGTCAGATACCGGGGTTTAAATTTAATTCAGAATTTAGAGAAAAAAGAGTAGTTGTTATTGACGATCTTTCTGACAAGGGTAAAACACTTCTAGCTGCAAAAGATTATTTTGAATCATGTGAGTTTACAAACTTTAAATTTGCAACCCTTTACATAAAAAAGTCGACACAATTTATTCCTAATTTTCATATTAAAGAATTTGACGACAATGTTTGGCTTGACTTTCCTTGGGAATCCGTTAGACTAGATTAAATATTAAGACATACATTAACGCCCTAAAGGCTCGTCGCTAAGCGACCTCTTTTTAATCTATGAAAACAAAAAACACAAAAACAAACAAGCTAGTACTAATAGTAATCGGTCTAATTTTAACTGCTAATCCTATAAGCATGTCTGCTTTTAAGCGGATAGAAAAGAAGTTAACTGTTAGTGATGTAAAGAAAGAGCTAAAGTCATTAACACCTACAAAAGAACAAGAGGTCGCAAAAAAGATAGAAGTGAAGAAAGATGGTATAAAATATAATGGTACCTTCATCCCAAAAACAGATAGCGGTGAATATAAAGTACTTACTGTTAGATTGACGGTATATTGGGCCCGGGGCAGTGGTACTGATGCTGATAGTCGTAGAATGAGAAGTTCTACTGGATATACACTCAAGCAAGGTGACTCTATTGCTGTTGATCCACGTATTATACCATATCAGAAGGAAGTAATTATTCCTAATGTGGGTTTAGTTAAAGCTGTTGATACAGGTACTGCTGTTAGAGACAAGGTAGCATCCGGTGGCAAGTTACCGGTAATTGATGTATTCTTTGTTAATAAAAGTGATGCTATTGATTTTGCAGACTCACATCCAAAGATCGTAAAGGTTGCCGTTTTAAATTAAATAATTAGGTGCGATTTAAAGATAAATTTGAGAAGCTTTTAGAAGCAGCTGTTGATCTACCACCCCAGCCACCAGCTATCGTTCAGAAAGCTCAAGCACCTATTACAAACATCGATGTAATTGCAGCAGCATTAATTGGTGAAGCAGGTGGTGAAGGTGAAAAAGGTATGCATGCTGTAATGAATGTTATTGTAAACAGAGCAAGAGGATCTAATGACCTGGTACGTAATGCTGTAAGCAATGTTTTAAAACCCAAGCAATTTAGTTTTTTTAATAATTATAATGCAGGTAAAGAAGAAATGAGTCAAATTATTCAACGCGCCTCCAAACATTCGAATTGGGCTAAAGCGCGAGAAGTAGCTCTTTTAGGATTATCCGGCAAGCTCAAAGATATTACAGATGGCGCAACACACTATCATGTATCAAGTGGTCCCGGAAAGGTATCACCTAAATGGAGTAATCCAACTGTAGGTGGTAAAAATATTGAAGCTGTTGTAACCAATACAATTGGTCATCACACTTTTCTTAAGAACGTTCGTTAATTTTTTTCTTCTTTTTTTTCTTAGGTAATTTTAATTGCAACGTTTCCATCTTACTGGGAAATGTATTTTGTTGATCGCCTGACGTCATGCCCTGATCTGGCCCAGTACTTGGAGCTGCTTGCGATTGACGGAATTCAACAAACCCCTCCAGAAGTTTTTTTATTGTTTCTTCGAACTTCATTTACTTTTTAAAGAGTCAATCTCTTTCTTAAGCTCTTTAATGCTTTCAATTAACAAAGGTATTAACTTTATATAACTTACCGACTTGGTTCCATCTTCACGTGTGGCTACAACCTCTGGAAGCTCTTTCTCTACTTCTTGTGCAATCACGCCATAATCTCTACCAACAAGAATGTCGCTATTTTGTATTCCCTTTCTCCAGGTGAAGCTATATCCTGTGATGTTAAGTATTCTCTGTAAAGGCGATTCAATTCGTTTGAAGTCTTCTTTTAAATTTATATCAGAAGGCGCATAGTAAGCAACGATATCACCAGTACAGCGAAATGTGCCGTTAACAGTAGCATTATTATTAACTGTGAACGCCTGACTTACTGTTGTTGCCTTGCGCAATGTAATACTATTACCACCAATAGTAAAATAATTTTCATCCAGCTTAAAGACCGGCGGTGTTGCAGCTTGATCAACAATTATACCGTTGGTATAGTTAAATGTTGCTTGAGAAAGAATGACGCTAAAAGGGAATGCAGTGAGCTGGGAGGTATTAGTTCTACCAACGACACATCCTGACCCAATATCTAAATCTTGAGGATAAGCATCAAAAAACGAATTATTACCCTTAAGAGTATTGGGCGGTACAAAAGCAAGTCTTGTATTATCAACTCCACCTTGTTTAATAGTAATTGGTGAACTATAGGCGGGCTTGAATAAAGTTACACCGTCAACAATGCTGAGGCTTAGCTGATTGTTACCGATACCGCCGTTCCTAATATTAAGCGCATCATTTTCATCATATACAAACTGCTGATTATTGATTAATGTAGCAAAATCATATTTAACTATATCTGTTGTTAGTGGTGGAAATGTAGTAACGCTAGTTAGTGAATATAATCCACGCGTATCTCTATCATAGATAATATCTCCAACAAAAGCACCTCTGTTGTTAAACTGTGTTATTGCATCAAAAGAAAATCCATTTTGCCAGCTACCGTAAAGAGAACCTACGGAGCCAAGATTCTGAATACCGATAGCAAAGCCTCCAGGTGTACTTCCGTCGCCGACAAATAGTCGCTTTGTATCAACGCAATAGCCTGGCTCACCACTACTAAAAACAACACCTGTTAAATCCGCTGTACGTCGCTGTACATCTGTTCCCTGTCTAATTAAAATTTTTGTAATTGTATCTGCCATAGGTTTATATTATTTATGCATTTTTTCTGGTTAACAACGATAAATACTTAATATGGAGAAGCTCTATTCTGCAGTTTTATCAGGAAAAAATAAGGTAAATGTTTTTGATATTAGAAAAGGTATTAAGTCATATACTATTAATCTTGGTAATGTGGAAATAGTTAATGGCCCTGTAGTTACACAAAATAAAATGACAATTGTTGTTAAAGATCAGACTGGTTCCCTTCGTGGAAAGGTTTACTCTTTACCAAAAGGAATTTTGTCATATTCATTTCAGGTAAGGTAATATGCGTAAAAGATCTGGAAGCCCAACAATAAAAAAACTGCAAGATGAAGTGCAGCAAGTTTATAAAGCAATTTATCAAGGTAACGGAAAGCCTTCTATTGTTACACAGCTATCAAATCTTGAAGGTAAATTAAAATCTCATCACGAAACTCTAGAATCACAAATTGAAAATCTTGAGGGTGAAATAAAGGCGCGTACAGGTGATTTAGTGAATTTTGTAAATGATAAAGTTAAAAATTTAGATAATAATTTTGATGACAAACTAGTTAATCTCGAGAAAGAGATGGAACTTAAGTTTAAGCATGTAACTGAGGTTGTCACCGAACGTTTTAATAACATTTCTGCTCAAATAGCGAGTGAATTTGGACGCCGTAACTCAGAGAATACCAGCGCATGGAACTTTAAGGCAGCTATTACAACTTCTATTCTTGCATCTCTTACATCGATAGTGGTTGTACTGCTGACAGAAGTTTTAAAGCGTTTTAATGGTTGATATAGATAAACAAGTTCATATAATCGAGTTATGAATTTGTTAGATACCGATCTCGCTGAGCAACCGCTCGATATTGATTCTTTTTCTTATCTTGAAGATAGAGACTACCCGCTTTGCTTACTGGGGTTTCAATTAAAAAATTTATATGATCAAAAGCGTTTGATTATAAAGCCAGAATATAATCCTATTAACGTTATTCATCTTGTACCTGGTGAATCAATAATGCCCAAATTTTTTAGAGGGGTAAAAATAAATCTTAACCCTAAGTTTAATTATCTGGTTAATAAGCTTGAAGCGCTGGGTACATCGAGTGGTGAAAAAATTAATAAGGAATATTACTTGGAGTTACTTAATGAATATAATTTAAGCTGTAACAACTGTTTTGCTTATTTACGTAAAGGTATATACCCTATTGACAGTGAACACCTCAATATTTTTTCAAATACTAAATTAAAGCAAAATGATTTATATACAAATATGTTAGATGTTAACTCTGTTAACGGATTTCAGGCGTTAGGGTATTTTGTTATTTATGTTTTAAGTAATAAAAATATATACAATACAACAACAAAAAACTTTATTCACTCCGTAGTAAAAAATTATAACTTTTAATTTTTTTTCTTTGTAAGAAAGATTAAATACTTTTTCTAGTAACCATGAACACACAAATAATGATTAAGAAGCGAAGCGGAGAGTTTGAAAAATTTAATATTGAGAAAATTAATAAAGTAATTAACTGGGCAATAGAGGGCATTTCAGGAGTTAGTTTATCAGAAGTTGAAATTAATGCTAAACTTAATATTACAGAAAATATAACAACACAAGACATTCATCAAGTTATTATTGATTCGGCCGCTAATTTAATTTCACTCGAAAAACCAAACTATCAATATGTAGCCAGTCGGTTACTCAATTATCAGCTCAGAAAAGATGTATGGGGTGGAAAACATGCTCCTCGACTTATTGACGTAATACATGCAGGTATAAAAAAGAAAGTCTATGATAGTGCTATTATTGAAAAATACTCAGAAGATGAAATAAACAAAATCGGTGAAGTTATCGATCACGATAGAGATTTAAATTTTACATACGCGGGTATAAAACAGCTGTGTGACAAATACCTTATTAAAAATCGTGTTACAGGAAAAATTTTTGAAACGCCACAATTTGCATATATATTAATTGCTTTATATGCGTTTATAAATTACCCCAAAGAAACTCGCTTAGAATATGTTCATCGTTTTTATAACGCTATATCAAGACATAAAATAAATCTACCAACTCCTATTATGGCAGGGTTGAGAACAAACTCTAAAAGTTATGCTAGCTGCTGCTTGATCGGAGTTGAAGATAATAAAGAATCAATTACAGCTTCTGGAACTGCAGTATCAATTGCTACTGCAAGTCGTTGCGGTATCGGCATAGATGTATCAAAAATAAGGGCGATTGGTTCACCGGTTAATAATGGCGAGGTTGTACATACAGGTATTATTCCTTTCTTAAAGATTTTTGAGGCCTCAGTTAAAGCATGGCAACAGAACGGGCTTCGAGGCGGTTCAGCTACTACTAATATTCAATGGTGGCATTACGAAATTGATGATATTGTTGTTCTAAAAAATAATGCTGGTACAGACGACAATCGAGTAAGAAAATTAGATTATACAGTAGGTATGTCAAAATTATTTTATGACAGAGTTATTAAGAATGAAGATTTAACCTTATTCAGTCCGCATGAAGTACCGCATCTATACGAAGCATGGGGCACTTCAAAATTTAATAAAGTATACGAAGATTGTGAAGTGGACAGAAAGATAAAGATAAAAAAGAAAATTTCCGCGAGAAAGCTTTTCTCTCTTATAGTTAAAGAACGTGTAGAGACAGGTAGAATTTATATTCTCAATGTCGATACCGCCAATGAACATAGTTCATGGTTAGATAAGATTACTATGAGTAATCTTTGCACAGAAGTCATTCATCCTACTATACCTCTTAATGACTACCATGACCCGGATGCAGAAATTGGTATGTGTATTTTATCTGCCATTAATATGCTTGAAATAAAGGACTGGAAAGACTTAGAAAAGACTACTGATTTAATTGTTCGCTTCTTAGAAGAAATTATTGATATACAGACATACTTTAATAAGGCAGCAGAAAATTTTGCTAAGAAGAGACGCAGCTTAGGCATTGGTATTACCAATCTTGCTGCTTTTTTTGCTAAGAACGAAGTATCATATGACTCTAAGCAAGCATTAAGCTTGCTTGATGAATATATGGAGCATTTTCAATTTTATCTTTTAAAATCAAGTCTTAACCTTGCAAAAGAAAGAGGCAGATGTGAAAAGTATGAGCAAACAAAATATGCTAAAGGTATTCTGCCTATTGATACATACAAAAAGAATGTTGATACCGTTTGTAAAAGAAAACTCGATCTCGATTGGGAAGCATTAAGAAAAGAAATTAAAGAGCATGGCTTGCGTCACTCAACTTTATCATGCTGTATGCCTTGTGAGTCAAGCTCTGTTATTCAAAGCTCTACTAACGGCGTTGAACCTGTACGCTCTTTAATGACGTATAAAACATCTAAGATGGGTAAGCTACCGGTATTAGTTCCAGGTATTGGTAAATTTGATAGTAACTACGAACTGGCTTATAACTTTAAAGACAATACAGGTATTATAAATGTTAATGCCGTTATTCAGAAATATATTGACATGGCTATTTCTACAAACATTTATTACAATTATAGTCATTATGAAAATAATATCTTACCTGATGCTAAGGTAATGAAAGAGTTAATGTATGCTTATAGCATGGGGCTTATAAGCTTATACTATAACAATACAGATGATGGTGATAAAGAACAATCTACTAATAAAGAAGCTGATTGCTCTAGTGGAGCCTGTAAGTTATAATAAATACCTATATGAAATCTGTACTTAATCTTAAGAACATCGACTATACAAAGCAGCCAATATTTTTTGGCGAAGATTTAAATTTACAAAGATATGATAGATTCAAGTATCCAGTCTTTTTTGAATTGTTTAAAAAACAAGAAGAGTTTTTCTGGTGGCCACATGAAATCGCTTTGCAAAAAGATAGAAGTGATTATAAAGAGCTAACTGCAGAAGAACGCTTTGTATTTGATCAGAACTTAAGATTTCAAACATTAGGAGATAGCATGCTCTCTAGGTCTATACATTCATTAAAAGAGTACGTTACCAATCCTGAAGTAGAGATATGTATGAATACATGGGCACGATTTGAAGGTATTCATAGCTATAGCTATTCATATTTGCTTAATAACGTTCATCCCGACGCTACAAAATTCTTTGATAGCATTATGGAGGATAAAGAGATTGTAAGTAGAGCAGAATTAATTAGAGGTAATTATGATAAAATTCTTGGCTCAGATGAAAAGAAAGACAAAAAAGAAAAAATTTATGATTGTGTTTTATCAACAAATGTAATGGAAGGTCTTGTATTTTATGTCTCTTTTGCTTGTAGTTTTTATTTTGGCTACCGAGGTAAAATGGAAGGTAATGCGAAAATTATTAAGTTTATTCAGCGCGATGAAGCGCTACACTTCGGTATTACTCAAAATCTTTTAAAGATATTCCGCGAAGAAGATAGAGAAGGATTTACAAGTATCGCTAAAAAGAGTGAAGATAAAGTATATGCAGTTTATGAGCAAGCTGTAAAAAATGAAATTGAGTGGGCACAATATTTGTTCAGCAAAGGTTCTCTACTAGGGCTTAACCCTGACGTTCTTGGTGGTTATACAAAATGGCTTTGTGATAATAGATTACGTTCCTTAGGGTATAAAAAGCTTTTTAATCAAAAAGAAAATCCAATTGCAGGGTGGCTTGATAGTTATTTGGATAGTAGCAAGGTACAAGTTGCACCTCAAGAGACAGAGATTTCTGCTTATAAAATTGGTGCACGTGATACTAATATAACTGAAGATACGTTTGATAATATCAAGCTATGATTTTTTCATATACGCTTAACAGCCTCACGGAAGAAGAAATTTCTATTTTATATCTTATTGGTGGTAAATTTTTACCGTTCGAGCCTAATTTCGAAGTATTAAAAGCACTACGTATACCTGTCGTATTAAAACTTATTGATATATTAAAGCCGCAAGCGCTAGAAGAAAAGCAAGAAATTTTTAATAGTCTTAAAGAAAAATTATCCGCTCAATCATAAATAAATTCTGAAGGAGAAGTTGTATTTTATACATCAGGGGTGGGTAGGTGGGAACCTTTTGAGGTTACTGATGTATGTATTTTACTGTAAAAATGATTAAATAATAACATGACGACCTTATCGTCAGTTTGCGTGTTAATACAAAATACAGCTCTATATAGAGAGTTTCATGCTGAGAGAGACGAGATACATAAGCATAAATGGTGTATGTCTGAACGTGAGGGTAGGGATGTTGGTTTTGAGCGTGCTTTAATTGACTGGGTTTCTAATCATAGAACTGCCTGGCGTAAAACAAGACCTAATTAGTTACTGGTTCGTTCGTTAATGTCGGAGCATTTACAGGCGGTTCAGCATTAATAGGAGCATCTTTTCCAACCGCTTTTTCTCTTGTAGCCATATTTGTATCAGTTAATGTCATTGCAGGTGCAGGGAATAAATGACTATGCGGTTCAAATACAAATGAATCTGCTTGACGCCCGGTACCGAATAAAGCTAAAGGCATTCTAGCTGCTGTTTGATTATTAATAGCTATTGATTGTATAACACCCCCGTCTGCTGTACCGCCTCCGCTCTTTGTGAAAGCGCCTCTGATAGTTGGTGTACCTGTTCCATAGATAAATGAATCTACAGCAGCAGATGGTACAAGACCTGTCCCGGCGCCCTCCGCTATGCCACCATATATGGGTATTGGCACAGTATTAGGCATTGGTACAGGTACAGGAGGACCAGCATCAACTGCATTTTTAGCCTCATTTGTTGCAACCCACCCAAACGCAGGATTTAATGTTGTTGTACCACCAATGGGTATGTATCCTATCACATCCCATGTACCGCCGCCTGGACCTGTACTAGTTGAACCTCTAATACGCCCAATCGTAAGCTTCATATCAGTAATTCCTATAAACGCTGGAGCACCCGGTACATCAGGACTAAAATATAAACCACCATTAGGATCTGTTGCCTGTGTAGGGTAATCTGCTAACGGTGCACCGAAGCCTATAATTTTACCGTTACCGTTTGATTGATCTGTTGCAGCTGCACCGAAGACTTGTGCTTGTTCGGTAGCCATAATTTGTTTAGGCATTGTAATATGATTGAATGTACCTTCACCCTCAACATGCAAGCCGCCTGCAACCGCAGCGTTATTCGTAATACCCAGAGACCCTTCAACAACAACTTGCTTCTTATCTCTTTGCTTAAGACTTACAACATCGCCAGTAATATTAATACGCTTACCTCCATCAATAGTAACCTCGTTTTCACTAGAAATATTAACTTGAGAACCTGCAACGTTTGTCATTGCGCCGCTAATATTAACTGCACCGTAAGACTTCATATTCATACCACCAGCGCCTACCATACAATTGTATTTGTTACCAACATTAAGAGTGTAATTACCAGAGGGGAGATCAGGCACCTGAACCATTTCCACAAGAGGTGTCGGTGTTCTGTTGTAATACGTACCATACTTTGCGACCTTAACATCCGACACATACATTTTACCTTTTGGATCTATTCGAACAGCACCATAATCATTCATTGCTTGTCCAATATTTTCAACTTTATGCTTTGTAATATTAACAATTTCACTTCCACCAATGCCCATTTTTTTCTCAATGTCAGCTAATTCACAAATTTTTTGTTGTAAAATGTTTTGTAGGTTTGCTTTTCTTGTTTCTGTAGACCATTTTCCACCTTGAGAACTTGGGCTTAATCCTGAGCCACCGCATGCGGGACATGTTTCACCAAAAATCATTCCCGGTCTATTCATTCCTGTACTTCCATCTACAGATCCACCTAATCCATCGGTAGGTGAAACTCTTAGAGGCGTGGCAAGGTTTCCAAGGTTAGGCACACTTGGCACTCTACCTCCACCAACACCAGGAAGAATAGTCTGCGCAAATGTAAAGTCACCTTGCGAATTTGCTGTTGTTCTGTTAGTTTTATTTACATATGTTTTCTTGTACGATGTATTAACAGCATTATATTTGTTTGTATCCTTATTACAAACCGGGCACTTATCCGGTGTACCGCTTCTAGATTGACCCGGTGCAGTGCGCGCTGAACCACCGACGCTACTATAGCTGCCCGTTCTCTGTATATCGAATAATTGTCTTATATCTGCAATCTCTCTTGCAGTTTCGCGCCACTGCTTATGTAGCTCGCTATCTAGGTTACCAACTTTTTTATACAAATCACCTTTAACAATACAGTCATAATCAAATTGTGTAAATTCATTTCTTGATCCTCGGATAGTAAGAAATGAATCGCCGAGAACTAGCTTTTGATCATTATTTGTGGCAAGCTCAATTGTAGTATGGTTATTAAATTCTTTAAATGAACCGGAGTAATGAGTAAATTTAAGCATTTCACGGTTGTCAGTATTAACAATAGCTATAGTACCACCTTTTTGATTTAACACATATTTGTTACGGTATGTGTCTGTATTAATGTCATAACCGACTTCGCTACCGGACAGCGCTGCATTTTCAAACGCACCTGGATAATCCATACCTTCATCTGGCGCTGCAGATAATTGCGTACCCTCAGTATTAGCAATACCAAAAATACTTCCCCAATCATCCGACCCGTAAGAGGTTCCAAAGATTACAGGCTTAAGTGGATCACCATTATTAAAAAACACCCACACATGCGCACCAACATTTATAACGGGAAATGCTCCTTTTGCACAATTGCTGTAACATTCTGGAGTATAATTATAGGTAAAAATGTTTACATTATTTGCATTACTTTCTTGCGGGTCTGCAAATGCATCTTTTAACTTATAGTATGAAACATCATATATAAAGCCTGGCTTTTCACCAATATTATCTAAATTTTGACTATACTCATTTGTTTTTGAGTAATCAATTTCACAATTATCTGCGTTACTAAAAGCTTGCTTTATATTACTGCTATCACTAATTGTACCAATATTAAAATGTGCATTAAATCTTCCGCTACCGCTTTCTCCGGCAAGAGGAGCCGCAATTTCAGCCCAGGGAAGAATTTTTTTAAGTTCATCATGAACATCTGAAAGGTCGCTATATACATTTTTGCCTAAGAACTTAAAACATTTGTCCTTACCCGTTTCAACCCATTTGCTGTAAACGGTAGGCGATATATGTGGCACAAACACCTTAACGCGACCTCTCTTAAGCGGGTCATTATTCTGTACAACTATACCTAGATAATTACCGTAATATTTTGGATAATTCATGTTGATCTATCTATTATTTACATTTATAATACAGATATGCTAATGAAAGTATCACATGAGTCGCCTGTATCGATACTTGATTTTTCCAAAGAATATAACGATTTTGATTACTGTCTTGTACATTTATTAGATCAATATCCTCAATATAACGATTTTTTTAAATCTGCTAGGTTTACTTATGATAGAGAGGTGCTGCTTGATAACTCTATTTTTGAATTAGGCAAAGCTTTTGATAGTCGAGAATTTTGGATAAAAGCTAAGGAAATTAAACCTAATATGTTTATTGTTCCAGATGTATTAGAGGATACTCAAGGCACAATACAAAGCTTTAGAGCCTTTGATGTATATACAAAAGATATTAAGAGTAGCTTTTTGACAAAAGCGATAGGCGCTGTACAGGGCAAGACTTGGCATGAATTAAAAGAGTGCTATAAGTTTATGTCAGATAATGCGGATATGATTGCAATTAGTTTTGATTTTAGTTACTATCAAATTACTGGAGAAGGCGGGACACATCTCGAAAAGTGGTGCACCGGTCGTCAGCGCTTTATAAATGACTTAATAAGTAATGGGGTATGGAATTGGACCAAACCTCATCATCTTCTTGGTTGCTCTTTAGCTAAAGAATTTAGATTTTATGTTGATAGAAATATTCACAATATTGTTAGTTGCGATACCAGTAATCCCGTTGTTGCTGCTATACATGGATTAAAGTACGATGCTGATTATGGACTAGATAATAAACCGTCAACAAAATTAGCTGACCTTATTGCACATAATTTTACTGATGGTCAGCTTGAACTTGTAAAGTATAATACTACAATGTTTAAGAAGATTGTTCGTAGATGAGACCTTGGGTAACATTTTTCTCTCAAACAGGTACTGAGATTTATGATCTTAGTAATGCGTTAGGAATATATCCTGATTGCGTAATTCACAATAAACATAATACAGATGGAGTAAATAAAAAGCTTATCGAACTGACAACATTTAGAGCAACAAAACTTAATATGACGCATTGCTGGTGTCATATTCCGCCTAAACCTGAATTAATAGACTATAAAAATGTTTTATCAAGGTATGATAATCCTATAATTACATTACACGGATATCTAAGAATAATTCCAAAAGAAATTTGTGAACAGTATGAAATATATAATTTACATCCTGGTCTTATTGATAAGTTTCCCGCGCTTAAGGGATATAACCCCCAAGAAAGAGCCTTTATAGAGGGCTATAAACTTGCAGGCTGTGTTATACATAGAGTTACACCGGGTGTAGATGAGGGAGATATATTAATGAGTCAGGGAGTAAGCATTGAGGGCATGACTCTTGACGGTGTATATGGTGCACTACGTGATACTGCTTTAGACCTCTGGAAAAGCTTCTTTACAGCATATAAAATTTTAGAACGTTAAAATGGATATATCTCTACATTACGAGAATGTATTTCTCAAGCCTAATTTTAATACAATAAAGTCGAGAGCAGAGATAGATACAAACGTATTATTCTGCGGATATGATTTTAAGCTACCAGTTCTTCCTGCTAATATGAAGTGCTGTATTGATGAGAACACATGCGAGCTTTTGGATAAACACGGTTATTTCTATGTTATGCACCGGTTTGATAATGATATACAAAGTTTTGTACGGCATGCAAATTCGCGTAAATTTAATGTCATATCTATAAGCATTGGTATACAGCATAAAGATAAGAATATATTAACGGCCATTGGGCAAAGCATGATGAAGGTCGATTTCATCACAATAGATGTTGCGCATGGTCACCATTTAAAAGTAGCAGATCAGATTAAGCATATTAAACATGTATTGCCGTCTGCTAAAATTATTGCTGGTAATGTTGCATCATTTCAAGGTGTAGAGTATTTGCATGATGCTGGAGCTGATGCTGTAAAGGTTGGTATTGGCGGCGGATATGCATGCACAACAAAAGACAAGACAGGATTTACTTATCCGATGTTTAGTTGCATTATGGAGTGTGCAAAAGATAAAAATATTCCTATCATTGCGGATGGCGGTGTGCGTAGTAATGGTGATATTGCTAAGGCATTAGTTGCAGGCGCTAATATGGTGATGTGCGGTTCTATATTTGCTGCATGCTCAGATAGCCCCGCACCTCTTGTTAAAGATGCAAGCGGGAGACGGTTCAAGCAATATTTTGGATCTGCCAGTGTACATAATAAAATTGAAAAGAAAAATATTGAAGGTACAATGAAGCTTATGGACACTGATACTTTTACGTATCAAGAAAAACTTCAAGAAATAAAGCAAGATCTTCAAAGTGCAATTAGTTATGCAGGTGGTTGCAATCTCGGTTCGTTAAATTTAAATAAAGTGAATTACGGAGTGAGATTATGAATAAAGAGGATGCCATTAAATATGTAGAAAAAAATTTTCCAGAAACGTGTAAAGAGTTTCAGAAAATACAGACTGAATTATATGAGACATTTTGTAAGAAACAGTTTGATTACGGTCCTGGTAATATTTCTCTTGGTTCTGATCTAGTAAAACAAGAAGATAAATTTGCTGCAATATCCGCTATTGTGGTTCGTCTTAATGATAAAATTCAGCGCTTAATTAATTTAGTTTTAAAGAAAAAAGCAATGAGCTCTGCAAACGAACCAGTTATGGATGCATTTAGAGATTCTGCAGTGTATGGCATTATTGCAGAAATAGTATATAATGGTAAGTGGGGTAAATAAAGATGTCTTTAATGCATTGGTATAGACGAGTAACCGAAAGTAAGACTGCTTTGCAGAAAAAACTAGAAGCATCTGAACAAACAAATCGTGTTCTTCGTGAAGAAGTAAAAACATTAAAAGAACTTTTATATGGCATTGAGTTAGAATATTCAGCTAAAATACTTAAAAAATGATATTTACATTTACAGGTCCTCAGTGTTCGGGTAAGACTACTCTTTTAAAGAAATGTAAAGAGTATTATGGTTCGAAGTTATGCTATATTGATGAAGTCACGAGACTAATTAAACGCGAGCATGGGGTGGATATTAACGAGGCAGGTGCAAATGATATAACTCAGACTTTAATTCTTAACAAAGAGTTTGAGAATTTATTTTATAATTATAAAGGATTTGGATTTCAAGGTATATTGCATGACCGTTGTATAATGGATGGAATGATATTTACGAGTTATTTTGCTCGTGACAGACTGAATGATTTTCCTGTGTCTAATAGCTTAGGATTAATGTACTATGTAAACTATATCAACAAATATGATCATATCTTTTATCCAAGTCCGCATGATGTTCCGTTAGTTGATGATGGTGAGAGAAGTATTAATAAGGAATTTAGAGATGCAATTATTGATAAGTATGAAAACTTTTGGTTATCTGATGAAAGATTAAAAGGTAAGGTAACTATTTTAAAAGGAACAGTTGAAGAACGAATGGAAGCGATTAAAATAAAACTTAATGAATACGCAATTAGATAACAGTAACATATCAAAGCATCTTGGTAGAATAACTGGGTACAAATGCACATATGATCCTTCTCTTTTGGTTCGTGAGCCAAGGCAGAACAATAGAAAGCATTTAGATATTTCTGATGATAATCCTCCGTTTTGTGGCTATGATATTTGGAATGCTTATGAAGTATCTTGCTTAACACAAGATGGTATGCCTATTGCTGCTATTGCTAAGGTTGTATATCCGGCCACTAACAAATATATCGTTGAATCAAAGTCTATTAAGCTCTATATGAATTCGTTTAATATGGAGACATATCAAGGCAATATTATTAGTGTATTACAGCAGCTTGAAGCAGTCATGGAAAATGATTTATCTAAACTACTAGAAACAGAAGTTAGAGTCTGTGTTAAGCTTACAAAAGCTATTGATGATGCGATGTATTATCCGCCTTTATTTGCCACCGCTGACTATCCGACTTTGGAAAATAATATAGACGTTACGTCAATTAAATCTCGCGGTTATAAGGAAGATCCTTCTTTGCTCGGTTGGACAGAAGGTGATTCAAATAAAGTACAACGCTTTCATTCAGCCCTATTAAAGAGTAATTGCAGGGTCACATCTCAACCGGATTGGGGGGATGTTTATATTCATTATAAAGGGCCTTATCAGCTTAACCAAACCTCGTTATTACAGTACATTGTCTCATTTAGAGATGAATGTCATTTTCATGAAGAGATTTGTGAGACTATATACAAACGGTTATATGATTTAGTTAAACCTGAAGAACTGATGGTATCATGCCTATATGTTAGACGAGGCGGTATTGACATTAATCCTATTAGAGCTAATAGCCAAGAGCTATTAAAACAGAATCATGCTATGTGGGATAAGTTTAAGTATTTTCCGAAGACTGTACGGCAATAATTAGCCGTTAAGATTCCAGAGCCTCTGAAAATCAACAAAACTCTGTGAATCGTAATTATTGGAAGTAACTGACTGTGTTACATATGTAACTCTATTGGGAGCACCACTGCCGGTCACTAATGTAAAGATTGTAGAAGTATTGTCGGTGTTAATGATTCCAAATTGTGCATCTTTGTAGGCAATATCGGCTCTGAATTTTGTGCCATCTGGCGTTGACAATGTTTGTTGCAATGTAGTCAACGTACGGCTTGCATCTTGAAAAACAAGATATTTTGCATTTGTACCTAGCGTTTCAAGAACTACCCCTTTTGAGGTGAGAGATAGATTCAATGTCACAGGTGTGGTAGATGCTGGGTCTGCTAGAGTGTTGTCAAATCGTATGAATGCCATACAAATATTTATTCTATACAGTTATTATTTTTAGCAGTATATATAAAAAAAGGGCCCCGCAAGAGGCCCTTTTTTAAATTTCCTAGGACGGACTAGGTGAAAATGGTTTCTTTTTTGTATCCCGACTACTTTTTTAGAAGTAGACTGATTGTGTTCCAGGCTGGAACGCAACACCGAGACCGGTCAAGATAATTACGTGGTAATAAAGATTTGCACCGAAGATGTTATCTACAACGCCATAACGGGTTAATAGACCAACACGAGGAGCAAAATCATTAGGACCAATAGTTCTCTGAACCATTACCGGAATATACGGACAATAGATGATACCAGTGTCGTAGAATTCCGGACCCTTGTAACCAAGGAGAGCGTACTCGAGACGGGTTGTGCGTGTTGTACCGGCGGGGAACCCACCGTTACCGCCGAAGTTTCCTCCGGCGTTAGCTTCAGCCTGTGCTTCTGTACGTGTATCGCGGTATACGTTAAAACGACCAGCAAGTGAACCTACCTTGGCGACGCCAACGGGTTGTGTGTTAACATTACCCTGGACCGGAACCCACTGGAATTCGGGCAGCATCTCAAGAATGGCGCACACACGAGGTGTTGCCACAATGAAATTTGCCGAACCACGGCGGTTACGGACAGCGATTCTGTTAGCTTCAACAATTAGTCTCTGATAGAAGTCGCGATTGCGCTCAACGAGCCAACGGCCGTCTGCGGAGGCAGGGGACCAGACTGAGAAGCCTGTTCCTAAGCCAGCGTTTAGGGCTGTCTGGATCATACGAATGATCATTTCACGGTCGATTTCGGCCTGCAACTCATACGACATAGCGTTGGTGAGTTCGGTATCGATATCAATGCCGTTCATGTTCTTAAGATCCTGCTCGAGTTCAACAGACCAGCGGGCGGCGAGCCTACGAGTACCAGCCTCAACGGCTGTCTTTTCGAAGCTAACTACGACCTGGGGAATGTTTGAGGTTAACTCAAAGTTGGCTAGCAACTGAGCAACACCTTGATCCTGAGCTTTTACGGAGAAGAAACTGTTACCCGAGAGGGCAGCAGAAGAAACACCAGTAAAGCGTGAATCGAGGTATTGGTAACCTAATTCGGCACCGTCGGACTGACTCTGAGGACCACCAGCGAGAGCTCCTGAGGCTAGAGAGCCATCAAGACCTTTTGCATTAGTAGCACCGAGAGCAGTACCTTCGTACTTATAACGTAGAGCAAAAGCGAGACCTACAGGACCGCTCATGGGCTGAACACCAACGATTTCGTTAGTGATCAACTCAGGGAACGTACGGCGGATCATCGGGATTAGAATCTTCGGAAGACGCGAATCGTTAGGAGCATAAGCGCTGTCATTCTGGGAAGGGAACTGATTACCGAAGGCACCAGCATTGATTTGGCCATTGCTGAATACTCCGGGGGTTCCACCAGCGACGTTGCTAGCTTCGAAACACCACTTCTCTTGGTTTTCCAAAAGGATGGCGGTGTTCAAACGAGTGTGATCATCTTCAATCGCGGCAACATTGTTCGAAGAGTAATCCAATACTGGACCCCATTTTTCGAGCAATACTTTCGCGCGAGACTCATCGATGTAAGCCTGTGTAGGACGAATTTGTTTTGACATATAATAATAATTTCCTATGTAACTTGTCGACCTTTTATAAACTATTCAGGGGCAGAGCCCTCAATTAAATCTTTATTAAAAAATTAGTATTTTTTAAGCTCGCTCATGTAGAGGCCAAACGCGGGGGCTGCTTCTTCATTTGCGGGCTCAGAAACCTTCTCTTCAATAACAGGTCTGTCAACGTTAGTTGATACAGATTCTGTTACGGCTTCTGTCTTAAGATTCGAAAGCCGCTCTTCTTCAGTTTTCTCAAATAAATTGAGTGTGTAATCAAAGTTTTCCTTAATGAAATCAGCTGACTTACCATCTAACATTTTCTTCATGTAAGTCTTCTTATCTTCATCGAGATTAGAAATTTTTCCTTCTAAGACAATCTTAGAAGTTAACTTCTTATTCTCTTCAGTTAACTTTGTAACCTGCTTATTAGCGGCTTCAAGCTGACTAGCAGCTTCATCAATTTTTGTCTTTCCATCAACAATAGCATCGCGAATATTATCTTTCGCGAGAATCATGTCAACAGAAAGAACCTTGCGAAGATCTTCGAGAAGCCCAACAGCCCTCTTGTTCTTCACAGCTTCATTAATAGCAGTAGTAGGTAATTTCTCATCGATATAAAGATCGAGGAATTTACTTACTTTGTCTACCATAGAAGATTTAAATGCAGCGGCTTCTTTGTTTAGCGCCGCTTCATATTTTTCAACAACAGTCTTAAGCTTCTCAGCGCGATCAGCATCAATAGCTTCAACAACTTTTTTGAGCTTATCTGTATGATCAGTATCGATAGCTTCAACAAGTGTTTCAAGCTTCTTTGAATAATCAGCATCTTGTTCTGACAAAGCTTTTTCAACATGTAATTGTACTCTTTCATTTACTGTAGTATTAAAAGCGGCTTCGATTTCCTTAAGAACATCCTCTGTAAGAATATCCTTGGTTGCTTCTCTAAGAACGCTCGATATATTGTTGTTTTCCATATTAAAAAATGTTTTCTTTTAGAGCGTTAGCCATCTTAGCTTTAAGCTTCGATTCGATAACGTTCTGTAAATATTTATTGGCCTCGGAATAATTTTTTTGGGAAATTGAGCGTAAAAACTTAATTATTTCCGAACTTTCATTAACCTTGCTTTTAGCAACTTTATTGGCCATATTATTATTTATCTTACCTTTGAGTGTTTTCTTCTCTTTTTTCATATTTAGTTAGCCTTTAAATGCTTAAAGAAAGAAAGAATTTGCTCTTTGAGATATGCTTGTACTTCTTTCCCAGGTAAATTTTTAAGTGAATTCTCAAAACGCTCAAATACTTCTTCTAACTGGCCATCGGCAGCGAGTATATACTGCTTACTTTCGAGAATACCGTTAACAAACGCCTTGGGGCACGACGGATCTGCAACACAATCAACAGCAATAAGGCGCATGTCGGTAACGCGATTAACACCACCAGCTTCTTCGTTTAGCTTACCAAGAGCGCGGCTTGACATACCAACCTTAACTCCGTCATTAATAAGAGAGCGAACAATTTGTCCCATCGGTGTAGAGAGCACTTGCGACTTACCGATAACATAATTACCTTCTAACTTTAGATTGGTTACTATATGACAAGCTCTTTCAAGATTAACTTCAGCAGATGTAGGGTGATTCAATTCACCCATGGCGCGCTTAGAATTAACCATCTCTTTAATGTAACGATTAACTTCGCGCTCCATATCTGACTTCTCATAAATTCTTTGATTTTTATTTACTTCATTACAGACCATGTAAGGTCCTTGAATACAAAGACGTGCTGGCTCTTTAGAATTTTTTTCTTCTAGTATATATTCAAATTGCTCTTCCGGAGCCGGTGTTTCGACTAATAGACGTAAAGCCATATTATTATTTATTATTTAGATGTCTATTTATTTAGACCTAATTCCTTTTCTGTCAAAATCAAGAATTTGTAATTTCTTTTGTCACACCAGGTTTTAGCTGCTTTCCACTTAGCCATATTCTGTATATATCGTTTATTCTCATAAATGACAGTACTATTCTTCTTTTTTCCTGCAACAGGCTGTAACAACTGATCGCTTGGTTTTATCTCTATAATATATTTACTAACCTTATCCGCTTCTTTTATTACAACAACCCCATCGGTAATATATCTATGAGCTTTACCATCGATAGGGTTAATATACGGTATAACAATTGCTTCACTGGCCCATTCAAGGACATTAGTATTCTCGTCACACCATCTAAAAAACTTTAATTCCCAACCCGATCTATAAACAGGTGGATTACGTCCAACATATTTTGATGTGTTTCTTGGTCTAAAAAGACCTTGCCTATACTTATCTGTTTTATTTAATGGAATCATTATCCAACAAAGAACTGAGGCGGCGCTGCAGCGCCTAGTCCTGGTGCACCTTCGTAAAGCTTTTGTTCGAGCTTTTCTTTTTCAGCAAGTCCTTGTGAGAGAAGATCATTATAATTAATCTGTCCTCCTCCGAAGAGCGTTGTACCAGTATATTTACCACGTACATTGCCTACTGAAATTTTGCTTAATGCAAGTGCATACTGATATACCCAAGGCTCCTTAATAATATCCCTTAGTGGTCTTTCAACATAGCATGGCATTGCACCGTAGAAACGGCTTCCTGATCCCGGTGTACGAGGTGGTGGGAAGAAAACAAGATACTGAGTCCTATCATCGAAAGTATAATACCTACGCGTTGCAAGTAATTTTTCGCGCACTTCCAACCAATTCTTAAGTGTATACCAGCTAATAAGATCGAAGCCATAATTGCCCATCGCATAACTAAAATATGTTTGCTGTGCTAGTGTTTGTTCAATAGTAAACAAGGTATTAACACCGTCAGAGCTTCCTTCTTCGAAGTCAATAACATCAATTACTTTTCTATAATCCATTATATCATAGTCAAAACTATTAACGAACTTCTCTTGACTATTAGATGATGGATTAAAATATTGTGCTAATGTGCCGTTAAAATTAATTACGCTAAGATAGCTTAATGTAGTTAAGATTTGATTGTTAAAAATACCGTCGGAATATATACTTGATAGTGTAGTGGATGAGCTGAAAATACTACTAGTAATTGATGATGTTGCGGCGTAAACTGTTTTGGATGGTGTAATGGTTTTATTAAAAAACGGGGTAATGCTAAACAATTCATCCATCTTAATTCCCTTGCCGTCTATATATAAATTAGAATCAAAAACTAAAATTTCTTCTGTATATCCTGCATATCTTGCAAACATCTCACAAGCTATAGAAATATTTTCAAACAATTGATCGTGATGTAGTTCCAGATTAATTAACGGCGCGCCAAGGCTACGTGTAATTCTATCTCCAAGGCGTGAAAATGTATCTATCTTACTATTAAGATTAGTGCTTTGAAACGCTGTTATAGGCGTAATTGCAGAACAGTCCATATATATTATTTAATTTATTATCGTTAAAATATACAACTAATATTTCTTATAAACTACTAAATGCTTATATCAATGTAATTACTCTATCTCTTAAGAGCGTAAGATCAAATTGAAGGTGTAATAGTCTGTGTAGGTGTTGGTGTTGCAGTGGGTGTCGGGGTAGGTGTGCGTGTATTATTACCACATGTAATAGCTACCGCAGGTCGGTCTAAGAAAGGATTGGTAAAGTTAGCTTTATCTGAACAATAATACACTGTACACGCTGTACCTTCAAACGCTCCAAATCCCCCAGTAGGAGCATTGCCTAAGAAATATACACTAACTAAGTTAGTGCAATAAAAAAACATGTAATCTCCAATAGCCGTCACGCTGCTAGGAATAGTAACACTAGTAAGACCGGTACAGCCTTGAAATGCAGCATAACCAATACTCGTCACATTGCTAGGAATAATAATGTCAGTGAGCTCTGTACAATTAGCGAAAGCAGTACCAATACTAGTTACTACGCTGCCAATATTAACTGCAATCAAAGTTTTATTAATATTACGACTCGAGTCTGTCAATGTAGTATCCATGCTGGAAGATATTGTAGAATCGGAATAATAAAATATTGTTACAAGATTTGGTGTCACTGTTGGTGTTGGTGTTACTGTCGGTGTCACTGTGTGCGTTTGTGTTACTGTCGGTGTCACTGTGTGCGTTTGTGTCGGTGTTATAGTAGGCGTTTTCGTTACTGAAGGCGTAGGCGTTTGGGTCAGCGTCTGCGTCGGTGTTGATGTAGGTGTCTCTGTTACTGAAGGTGTAGGCGTTTGAGTTGTTGTAGGTGTAACTGATGGTGTGCTTGTTGGAGTTTCTGTAGGTGTAACTGATGGTGTAGTGGAAGGCGTATTAGTTTGCGTAATAGTTACCGAAGGGGTTAATGTAGGAGTTATTGTCTGGGTGGGAGTTGGTGTAGGTGAAGTATTTACTGCTGGAATAGCTCCTACACCGATGCCCTCTTGTATAACTGTTTTATAATCAGTGTGTAAGAGTTGTTTTTGACGAACTTGTGCGCGTCTGTAATTATCAAAAGATGGATAATATACAGCCATAACTATTATTTAATTAATTTAGCGGGTTATGCCGCAGGAGTAGCGGTTTCGCCTCCCGCAGCTGCACTACTAGAAGCCGTACCTCCACCAGCTGCTGGCGTAGCTGCGCCTGCTTCTCCACCAGCACCACCGGGCCCAGGACCAAATTCAGGCGGTAGTCTAGACCCTCCACCACCTGCTGTACCGCCTCCTGCTCCCCCGGCTCCTGCTTCGGGTCCTTGACCAGGCGCTACAGCGCCTTGCTCTCTCCAATTTGGTCCACCATTTGTAATTTGATCTAACTCCCAAAGTAATTCTCTATCTTTTCTTAAAAACTCTCTATTAGCCATAAGATCGGTATCTGTCCATCCGAGATATTTTTTCTGTGCATATGTTTTAGAGACAAGATCGCTTTGTGTAATTGAATTAAAGTTTTCTGCTTTAAGCTGGAACTTCTGATTTTCTCTAAGCTCATAGAAGTTTGTCGGTACATTAAGCGTAATATCGATTTCTGCTTCTTTAAGTTTATATTCTTCCCAAAACTTTTTTAGCTTGAGATGCGTAACAAAACCATTTTTAAGCCCAGTAGCAAAGCGCTGCTGTTGTCGAATAATAAATCGTGCAAATTTTAGCTCTTCGCGAAGAATATCTGTTCCATCTTTAAATACATCTTCAACATTAAGACGTGTTACTGGTACTTTAAGCGACTTGTAGAGCTTTTGTACAAAATACATCAAGTCGGTAAGTTCACCAAGATTAGCACCGCCGGGCAACTGGGTAACTGTTGTACCCTCACTACCAGCGCGTTTTGCAAACCAAAAACTATCGAGCATTGATTGCGGATTAAATTTTTGTACTGATGCACCTTGATCAGCATCATAAGTTCTCTTTGACCAGTAATTTGTCATTAATTTGCGTAGATATGCTTCAGCTTTAGGAGGGGGCATATTACCTACATCAACGTTAAAAACCAAACGCTCTGGTGCACGGACTAAACGATAAATTACGATCGCATCTTCAATAAGTGATAGCTGTCTGTAAGCTCTTCTAGCATTTTCTATGAACGGAAGTCTAACTGTCTTTGACTCATTCCATATGCCTGAATTGATGTATGTAACTTGATTAACATCCATTGGAACGAGCTCGACTTTTGATACTTTGCCAGGGTTCTTAGCATCGTAAATATTTTTACGTAACAAATAGCCTCTTACAATCTGGTTTTGTACATTTTCAAAGATTGGGTCAATAAGGTCGGGTGGAATAGCAACAACACCAAGAATACCTTCTTGAGGATATTTCTTATGAACAATATGTTCAAAGTATAACTCAGAATCAACTAAGAGCTGTCTCAAGTACTCCCAACCTCTATTTTCAAGGTCAAAGTAACTAATATACTTTTGAAATTCTTTTTTAAGCTTTTCTTTCTGCTCTTCAGAAAGCGCATCTGTTTTTAATCTTAGTTTAACAATTTCACCGTTATCATCTTTGTTAATAAATTCATCGCATATTTCATCTAATGCATCTGCAACTTCAGAGAAAGCTGCCATTACCCTATAATCCATTAACCTGCGACCTTTATCAGGCTGCAAGTTTGCATACATGTAATTATGATAATCTTTATTTTGAATTACATTTGCGTATAAATCATCTGTAAAAGCTAGCGATGAAGAAATAGATTGTCTGGATAATGCTTCTTCGCGTTTTGTACCTTTATCAAAGAATTCCTCGTACTTAGGATTAAGTGAGTTAATCTTATCTTCAATATTAAGAGACTGATAGGGTAATTTGGAAGAAACGAACTTCATCAAGTCTCTGCCGAATGTACTTTCTCTATTTGAATCCTGGTTTGCCATATTGTTTTATTATATTTATGTGCTCTATTCTAAACTTAAACTATAAATATTCACTTTATTGATTGAGTGACGTAGTATAGTCAACATTAGTAAATTGTGGAATTCCAGAAATTGATATAGTCTCTGTATCGCTTACTAGGTTTGTACTAATTGGATATGTATATGTATTACCGGTAAGCGTGTCGTAATCAGTGATAATTGATGATGAATTAAAGTTATTATTAATAAAATATATGTTTCCAACGGGCTGTTGCATGTATGGGAATAGCCAGCCTTTTATTATAAAAGATGTATCGCCAATAAGACGATATTTTTCGTTCGCCTGGATATCGATTGGATAAGAGAGATTGATTCCACCGTCCCATAAAACTTCGCTTCGTATTTCTTGTGGAATATCAAACCCGCTTGGTACAACTGTACTTGGAATTTGCCAAGAAAGAATGATATAAGGATTATTGTAAGGAACAAAATTTGAAATAATTTGATCCATATCTGATTGAAATTTTGTTATAATAGACATGGAGACGCCGATATTAACAGGCACCGGTGTTCTGTAATATTGTGATGTAGAGCTTATTGAATTATCTGTTGGCCCTCTTGTTAGATAAAACCCGCTATTTTTATTAAAAACACGATCTTCATCGCGCGCTACATTTGTTATACTTACTGCAACTACAGGCACTGTAAGATTTTGTGCTTTGTTTACCAAATCATATAAAACTCGCTCTTTAGGAGCATATACATATCTTACTTGTACTTTGTTTTGCGGTACACGATTCTTATCATGCCTTTTTATAATAATATCATCAAACGCAGCTACAAACTGTGTTATTAGGTCTTTAATCTCAAAATGAAAGGTCTCGAGTTTCACTATAATATTTATTAGCAAATGCGCTCTATAAAAGATTTAGGTAACTTATCTTTTGTACGTTTAAGCGAATTAACTATATTACCATCAAGTATATAGGTGGTTGAAAAATCGTTCTTACTACGAGTTGCTCGGCCACATGCTTGTACTAATGAATTTAGCATCTTATTTTCATACCAATCTTTATCTGTTTCAAATAATTTTTTTATACGCTTTGATGATAAAGGAGGGAATGGAAGTTTAATAATAATCTGAAATCTTGCTAGATCGTCTTTCAAATCAACACCAAAAGATAAAGAGGGTGAAACTAGAATCGTTGGAAAGTCAGCTTCATAATGCTGTTTAAGAATCTCTTCATTATTTGCTAGATCGTCCCTAAACAAAAATCGCTTATTATTGGATAGTTTCGTTTTAAGAAAATTTGTTATATCTCGCGAATGGGTATGAATAATACCTTTATCGTTCTTATGATGCTCAATAATTGTTTTTATTTGTTCGCAAATATCGGGTAGAACGTTTGTTAGGTTTTTATAATTTAATTTATGTTTTGATGATACGTATATAGGCGATTTAGCAGGGTCAAAATCGCTCTCAACCTCTACATATTCATAGTCTTTAATGCCTAGTGTTTTTGCGAAATTCTTATGATCAATAATTGTAGCTGACATTAACAATACATTTTCAGCGTAATCAAAAATAAATTTTGTAAGTCTATCAGCTTTTAGCGGAGTAAAGGTTACCCTTTTACTATCTTTATCAATAATAAATTCGCAATCCTTCCAGAGGCCGTCGACGGTTGTCAATGAATTGTGTAGGTTTTTTAAATACTGTAATTTTATTTTTTCAGGCTGCGAAAGTGTTCGTTGTTTTTTATTTACCCGATTAATTAAAGTATTAATTTGTTCGCTAACGTGAAAAATTAAATCATAAATCCACGCTCTTGTTTTATCTTTATTATCGGTAATAAGCGAGTTAAAGCTAATACCATACTGCTTCAAGCGGTCATATGTAACTTCAGCTGAAAAACGCTTAACCAACTCATCTTCTAATTCTGAGGCTTCATCACAAATAATAAAATTTTTGCGTTTTACATGATTCGGTAATGCAAGAAACATCTTATAATTTAAAACAGAAAAATTTGAAAGAAGCGATTTGTTACGCGCATTATAATAAGGACATCGGTTTTTTTCCCAACACTCATCACGTATTTTTGAAACTAATACACACGGTGCAGTTTCAACATCAAAATTTTGATCAACATCACAAATATAATTA